CTTCTAATGTTTCTTTAAGTATTTTTTTTGCCGCAGACTCTACTACAGATCCAACACCAGCAACTAATATAGGTTCTTCTTGTGTAAAGACAGATGGATCAACAGGATCTGATGGTTCATCTATAAATGGCGATGGTGCGCCTTCAATAGCATCTTGAACAACTTGTTCTGTAGCTGCATCTTTAGTTATAGATAGAGCTGTATCTTCTTGAAGTTGATTTAAACGATCATCTAATGTTTGATTTTGAATTGTCATTTAGTAGCCTTTGTCATTGCTGATATGCCTTTTGATATATTTTTGCCAGCTTTAATATAACCTCCAGGAGCTACAATCTCTCCCATAGATTGTTGAGGCATGTTTCTCAAACCTTTAAAATAGTTGCTATTGTCATCTAAAAACTCTTTAATCTTTTCTGTAGTTGGCAATACTGTATCTTGCTCAAGTCCACTTAAAAACTTTTGTAGTTTTGGTTTGGCTTCTTCACTATTAGCCATATTAATTACTCCACGCAATATCATTTCAATATCGCCAGGCAATCCAGCAAATGCTTGTGCAGCACCTTTAATGGTAGCCAATGGAGCATCTACTAACACAGCTTGAGCAGCTTCTGTTGGACTAGCAATAATGCCTTTAGCTTCAAGTTCAGGTGCCATGGAGGCTCTTGATTTTGCAACGTATGGTGCTTCTGTTGGCATCACAGGAGTCTGTGCAACTTGCACTGGCTTTGGTTCTTCTGCAACAAGAGGTACTGGACCAAACTCTTGATCTAGTCTCCAATTTTCATAGTTATCAAATAGATTATCCATAATATCTCTTATTTTAAATTAGCTTCGTCTTGTTCTGCTTTTCTAACCGCATCAACATACTTCATAATTTCATCTTTATTCTTATATTTGCTACGCATTACATTTGCTTTAAATAGATTATAGGCATCATCATCTTTTAATGATGGTGGCAAGTCTAATTTAATGTCTTTATTTTCTTTAAAGGTTTCATATGCTTCTTTATTCTTATTGACTGTTGATCTAACAGCATTAATCTTTTGTTTACGATCAATTAGATATCCAACAATTTCAGCAGTCCTTGTAGGCTTTTCATTTTTACCTACTGAATTATTGTATTCTTCGTTTTCTGCCCTAATACGCTCTATTTCATCTTTAGTTGCTTGGTATTTATTAGCCTTAACTTGCTTGCTTCCACTAGGCGTTATCATATCAACATACTCATTAATCTTATCATCAGCATATGCTTCTGATTTATTAGAAAATACACCATACACATGTTTGTTAAGAGACTTTCTTGGAATGTTTAATTCAGAACCTCGAGACAATACTTGATCCCATGTATCAAATTTACCTCTACGAATTTCGTCTTTAATCTTAACTACAACGTCAGTATATTCAGCTTCTGCTTCCCTACCTTTACGGATATTCTCAACATTTTCTGGAGATCCTAAATTAGGATTACGTATGGTCATAGCTGTCATTTTAGATAATATAGCTAAATTACCTGTTTTTTCATATTCAGCTTCTAAAGCATTAAATGTTTTCTTATCTTCTTCTGTTTGCAATCCTATTGCATCTTTACGTGCAGAATCCAAGTTATTAAGTCTTGTTCTTACCATATCAATAACTTTAGATTTTTTGCTATTACCTTGCTCATCAAAGCCTAACATACCAAAGTAATCAGTCATGTCGCCAGCAATGCCTTGATTAAGATTATTAATAACATCGTAATCATTGGTAAATGATTTCTTGTCTGTAAGATGAGTTACAATAGTATCCATAAGAACATTATCAATAACCTCTTGATGTTTATTAGCATACTTTAGTTTGTATTCTGATGGCAGCATAGCAACACGAGTTTTAATCGTATTAATATATGGTTGCATTTTAATAGCAGCATCAGCTGGGTTATTGTTTTTAATGATGTCTTGCAAATCTGTTTGGAAGTTTTTAATATCTTCATCTAAGTTAATAACATTATCAGTTACATACCTTTTAGCTATTTCTGCATCTACGCTTTCAAGCAATTCATACCCTTGAGCGCTAATAGCTGCTTTAAACTTTAATGCTTGATCTGGACTAATTTTTGCTAGAGTATTGCCATATCCGTTTGTTAATCCAGCAAGATTAGCTTTAATTTCTTCTTTATCAATAGGCAAGCCAGATTTAATAACTGCTTTAATCTTGCCCATCTCACTACGAGCTTCTGTTTCTAACTCTGTTCTAAATCCAACAGCTTGAGCTTCTCTTGCAGCTTGACCAAAAAATGTATAATCTTCTGAAAATAATGTTTCAGGATCTACATTGTTTTGAATAGCATCTGCGTACTGTTGTAAGGTAGGTTTATTAGTAATACCATATTCAGCGCCAGCTTTCTTAGCTGTTTCTGTTGCTTGTTTAAATGCAAACTCTGATATTCTATCAAGGCTAAGCTGTAATGATTTAGAAGCAGCAATGCTTTCTTTAACGTCAGAAAATTGCAATGGCTGCGTTTCAGCCAACATAATATTTTGTCTTTGATATCTTGGATTATCAGCCATAATTAAGCCTTAGGTGGTTCTTTAGGTGTTTCTGATGTTTTATATGTTTTACTAAATTCATATGCTCCAGTAGCAAGTTTACCAGCTGCATCAAGTAAACCTCCTCTTGCAGCAATTTTTCCAGCTGTACCAAATATATCTGATTGTGCTGATCCAGCCATAAGCGCATTAGATGCATTGCTAATGTCTGCCATAAAGTCTCTGCCAGCTTCTTTTAGATTCATTGTTTCAACTAACTTGGCTGATCCCTCAAGCCCTAATACACCACCAGCATATCTACGTGAAGCATTAGCTGCATTAGCTGCTGTAACCTTACGTAATGTTTCATTAGCTCTTTCTTCGTATTGCAAAGCCTTGCGTGATGCCTCAGCTTGAGTTTGCATAGCCTGTAGTTTATACATGGCTTGTTGGCTTTTCCCCTGAGAAAAGCTTGAAAATGCACTAAAAACTGATGATGCAGCTGATATATATGGAGCTGCTGCTGTAATCATAGGGATGACTGCTGACATAATTATGTTCCTTGATGGACTCCTACTTTATATTCTAAACCTAATAATGTAAATTTCAATGGTGCGCTTTGAGTTACAGTAATCTTTGCTTCATTACTATACCCTAAAATGCCATGTAATACTTTAGTTCCTGTATAATCTGGTACATCCGCATCTAATGTTGATACTGTGTCAAAGGATCTAAATGGCACTTCTATGCCATTAATGACCATATTCTGTGTTTCATAGACCAAAGCATTAACCTCAACAATACGTTTTTTAAAGCCTAATCGTGTACCTGATTGAATCTTTAAATCAATTGGCATAGTTGTTGCTTGTACAGTAATAGGCAATCCTACCTCATAAGATGATGCAGATGCCCTTGGGAATGTTACTGTACCACCTCCAGCAACTGTCTGGTTGGCTTGTACAATACCATCTAATAATACATTAACTTCTTTGCCTACTACATGAGACATAGACACTGTTGATGCTACACCACCTGTTTTAGCACTATCAGTTAATAATGTAGGGTCAAATCGTTCTACATAGTATTGAGCAGTACCACTAATTGTACGTTTAACTACAGTATAGATAGTAGTAATGTCTACGCCAACATCTAAGAACTCACCACCCGCAGTTACAAACTCTGACGGAGCTATAACATTCTGTGATCGCATAATTGAATATGCTGCAATAGTTCCATCTGTAGCATTAGTAATTAATAATAGATCATTTTCATCTGTATCCACAGCACGTCTTAATGCCATACGCGTAGGATTTTTTAATAGATGTCCTGATAATAGAGATATCTTAGATGTAAGATAAGTTAATTGTGTATCAGAGTATGCAATCTCACTTAGGATCTTACCTTGACGTTGAATAAATAATACGCCTGATTCTAGTTGTTGAACTCGAATACCTTGTTTACTACCAGCACGACCCGTAGTAGACACAAAGAATGATGTAGGTGTGATTGGCTCTAAGCCTTGTTGTGGTACATAGAACTCACCACCCGTTGTAAAAATCATTAAATCACGACCAGAGATAATATCTGTAATCGCATTGAATGTATTAGTATCTAATGTAGCTTCTACTGAATCATCATCTAAACCTTCTGTGCCTTCAAAGTCAAAGAAGATACCAACTTTAGATCCCCATACTGTAGATGGTCTTGATTTAGATCCACCGAAATATAAACGACCTTGATGGAATGTTACTGTTCTTGGCCATCCTTTTCCAGCTGACCATACATTTTCGTAGCCAGATTCTAATTCCCAATTACCATTAGCAATAGCTGATGTATTAAAGAATGGAAATTCAGTAATAGCATTGACTACTGTACCGCTTGTATATTGGACAATCTTAGCTCTGCCTTGTGGAATAACATTAATATATTGTCCTACAGAGCCAGCAGAGAATACAGATGATGATGCAGTAAGTGTCACTTTACCTGATACAGCTGATGGCGTTAATGTACCAGCTGGATTAGATACGCTTAATGTAAATGCATATTTAGGAATACTGTCAAATGAAATAGCAGATGCAGTCCATGTAGCGTCTGTGCCACCACGTACAATTTTTATTGGCGCTAAATCTTCATGTACAACAATCAGTGTGTCAGCAGATTGTGTCCAGCACATATTAGCTAATCTAGCTGATGATAATGATACGCCTGATGTATCAAGATAACTATTGCCAGATCCATTGATGTTTGTAATTAATGCGCCATTTTTATACACATGCATACGATTATGTGTAAATACAAGCATATAACTATCTGATGTTGAGAACTCAAAGGCTACTAATCGTACACCATTGGCAGCAGATTCTGTGCCTGAATTTGGCAATGCATTGATATAACGTAAGCCACTGCGTCTAGTAATGCCACCTTGTGGTTGGCATAATACATTCTGAGCAGTCTCTAAACCATTCTCATATGATTTAATATCTATACGTGAGCGTAATAGTGGATCTATTTCACCCGCAGTAAAGTTAGTTTGAATGGTTACAAAACGAGCCATTAGTATCTCACATTAATCAATGAGAAGTCTTGTATTGCGTTTACTGGTTGTCCTTGGCCATCAATATTCATAGCTTGTCTCATGTAGCCACCACGACCATTTTCTCCTGGTGTACCTACAGCAACAGTTTGCCAATATCCAGCCTTTTCTGTTTGATCTGTAATAGGCACAGATAAATGCCATGCAAGTATATATTTAAGCAATTGAATAAAGTATGTTGGCATTGATGATTCTGGTACTGAGTATTGATAATCTACCCATACTTCTTCATAATCTGTAAGTACCTTATCTCCCATAATTCTGTATGCATTGCGTACAGGAGAGCCTACTTCATTAGCATCATAAACTGCTCTTGGTGAGTTTATGCGATCAGAAGGTAATTGATATTCGTATTTGTATTCGGTAACTGGTGTAGTGACCAGTCTAGCACATTGAACTTTTTTAAATGAAAAAGACCATGGATATGTTGATAATGCTTGATCTCTGATATCTGGATATAATCTATCGCATATAGATGCTTCGTCTGTACCTTCGGTAAAAGACGCAATAGGTTTAGCACCTAACATTAATAGTGAATCAGAACAAACTGATAATGCTGAATCTCCAGCTGCCATACTCTATCTCCAAATGTAAGAATAAGGCGAGTGCAAAACACCCGCCCTACCCAAGTTACTTACTACAATACAGACTATTAATCTGTATCTGTTGCTGTTACTGTTAAACCATCAGATACGTCTACAACACCAGCAGTTGTATTTGATAATACGAATACAATGCTCATTGTAGGAGTTGCTGAATCGTAAACATAAATAATGTCGCCCACTTTTAAAAGTGAAGAAGCATCATTAAAGTAGCCAGTTGTGTTTACTGTAGCGATTGCATCAGCACTAGTATATGTCCAAATTTGTGGAGCATTACCAGCTTTTGATTGACCACCAGCAGCGTTTAAACCAGTTGATGAATAAGCCATTTAGTATCTCCTTAAATTAAGATTCACGACATGTGAGTTGAACAATACCCTCAGCATCGATAGCAGTTGCAGTCGCAGAGAATACAGCATTCACAAGGAATGAAGTTTTTTCTGGAATGTAA